CGATAGCAAATCTCGTGGTGGTCCATACATCGGTCCGGCGGGAGTCGCTACATTATTCCTGTACCGTGGACCCGGACTTCCACCACCACCGCCGCCTGCTGGGTTTACAATCGGAGCAAAAGGCCCGCCCCCTGGCCTACCCTTGCCCGGTCCGAACTGATTGCCTTCGGCATTACCGATAAAAGTGTTACCAATAAATTCATTTGGTCCTTTGAATATATGCCCAACAGTTTTTGATATTTTTGAAGCTGCATTTTTTGCTGTTTTTTCAGCAGTTGAGGCGGAATCCTTAATTGACTTATCTACTTTTTTAACAGCATCAGCAACTTTGTTTGTATTTTCAGAATTAGAATTAATACCGTTTTGAAGATCACGAACAAATGCGGTTGTGCCTGGCATTTGTTTTTCAAATTTTTTAATAAATTTATCAATAAAATTTTTCCCACCACTATCAATTACGCGACTTGCATTGGCGCTACCATCAAGCGCCTTTGCTTGTTTCAAAAATTCTACTGTTTCTGGAGACAACCCGGAAGTGTCTGGTATTTTATCTCTAGACGCAAATCTACTGAAGCGACTAGGCATTCTCCCTTCTGTATAGAAAGCTTGGCTATCTGGAATTTGAATAACTTTTTTAAATTTTAAAACATCAGGTTGGCTGATCAATTCCTTAATGTCTATAATTTCCCTTTTTAATTTGCCAAAACCAAGCAATCTTTGACCTGCAAAACTCGCAAACATTCCCTTTATTGTTTGCAAAGTGCCTAAGAAAATTCTAAATGGACCGGCCAATGCTAACATAACAAAAAGAGCGCCCAATGTTTTTTTAACACTTTCTGGTAAATTCTGTATAGCTGATGCAATTTTTTGAACTATTGGAACAAAAATTTGAACTATGCTGTCAACAATTGGCACAAGAGCACGACCTATCTGCAACAGCCCCTCTTTCAATTGTCTGTATCTTACTTCTGGAGATTTTTGAGCCAAAAGCAATTCAGTTTCTACCATTAAACCAGCCATTTCGTTTACATCAAAAGCTTGCGCAAGAAAAATTTTTGCAACTTCGGTTTGAGTGTTTCCTAGGAAGTCAGCATTTTGTGTAGACTTTAAAGCCATTTCTTTCAATTTATTTTGAGCGTCTATCTGACCTCGCTGAACGGCTGCGGCTAATTTAGTTTGTTTGTCTGTACCCTCAAGAGTTGACACAGCCATTTTATTTACCATTGAAAGGTCTGCAATTGATTTAATCTGGATTTGTTTAAATCCCTTTAATTGCAATTGTGCGTTAATACTTTCTTGCAATTGATCAGCAATTATTCTTTCTTGTGTTTTTTCAACCCCTGGCGCTCTTGATCTGTCAAGATTATTTAAAGCATCTTGAAACTGTGCTAATTGCGAAATAGCTGTCGCCATACGAGGTCCTTGGCGAACACCAAAAAGTCTTGAGTAAAATTCAAGAACGCCTTGCTGACCTTTAGTATCTCTCAGGGCGTTAAACCCATCTACAAGTAGCTGAATATTGTTTATACCAACACCTGATGAGTAGCTAAACCCATCCATACTGTTGGATAGACTATCCACCATTTGCTGATTTTGCTTTGTCATTGCGTTCATTCTCTGCAAAGAAACTTTCACTGAGTTTGCTGACGCACCAAGTTGAAAACCAGCCGCAATCATAGGAGTTACTAAAGCAATAGCCTCGGTCATACTAAGACCGAATAGGTTTGCCGCCGCAGAGACCTCGGGGAATGCTTCCGCTATATTTCTCAAAGACATAACAGTTTTGTTTTCAACAAGGTTGAACATAGCCATCTGTCCTCGTAATGTGGCAGCTATGTTGGCGGATACCGACTTGTTGTTCAAGTCAACACTCATCCCGAGATCCCTTCTTGATTTCAAAATGTTTTGATACATTGAAGAAACAAATTCTTGCGATGCAGTAATATCCAAATTACCAAGTTTTTCCATTTCTGCTGTAATCAAAACCATTGTTGACAACATATCTTTACTGGAAATTCCAAGTTCTGCATAATCTCCAGCCAAAGATTGAACAAGTAATCTTGAGATGCCCCACTTTGCGGTTATCTTGTCTAGTTCAATACCCAGCTCAACAACAGCTTTTTTTGCTAAATCAATATTTGAAGCCGTAGCCGTTCCCACAAAGTTATCAGCCAACAATTTTGTAACTCTAATATTTTGTGTTTCTAACTTTGCATAATTATAAAATACTTCTCTTAAGCCATAAATAATTGGAGCAGAAAAGTTTCTTGAAAAATAATAACCAGTTTGCTGCGCAGCCATACCAGCCGCCCTAAGCTGTAGGCCATAATTTTTTAAATCATTTCCCCTTACAACCCTATTTAAAGCCTTATGATTTATTTCCGCTGTTTTTAAATGAGAAGAATACTGCTGTAAGTATTGATTAAACCGAGGACCACCTAAATTAGAAGCTTTAATTGTATTTAAATTTTCTGCTAAAAATTTTGATTCTGTTCTTGCATTTCTAAGAGCATGCTCAAGAATGTTTACATTTTTTGCATATGCCGCCACCTGCCCACTTGCCCGAGAAGAGCCTGATGCCGTTAACCCCAAAGCTTTATTTAAAGAACTTGTTAAATTGCTGGCACTCTGTGCCCTTGTTGCCAAAGATGCAATATTCTGGGCTAGAACCTGGAGCTGGTTATTGATGATAGCCGTAGCGGAGGTAGCGTTGTCTGTGACAACGGCATTTATATTAATTGACGCTTCATTTCCGCTAACATCAGACATAGTTTGTACTATAAATTATCGCACAATAAACTATTTTAGGCAATTTATTATTGCTTATCAGCATACAACTCGGGGAACGCTTGCCTTCTGTCTTCATCTGTAGCCATACCAAACCCAGTAATGCCTTTAGATTGTAATTCCATAGCCGTTGCTCCTGTTTTTTGAGGTTTAGGTGCAGGGGCATACCAGTCTTCTTCAAAATCAACATCAGCGCCCTGTGCTGCTGCAGCAATCTTCATACTTGTAGAAGTTTCGTTTGTACAAGCGCGATATAATAAAAACAGTTCATTTAGTGTCAGACTGTTTTCTAACTCATATAAATTCAACCATGAACCGATTTTAACAAACAATTCTGATTCATATTTGAGGAGAGGGATGTCCTCCCAGCCGAGAGGTTCTCCATCCTCTCCGCTTACAAGGAAGGGTCTGACCCCATTGCGGCTGACATTACTTCACCGAATGAACGCAAGTCAAGCACATCTTCAAGAGCTTCCCTGTCCTTAGCAAGTTCTGGATCAACAACTGACAGAGCAATGCCTGCAGCTTCAACCATAACATCAATGTCAGCATCAGACAATGTATCTTCTGTCTTGAGGTCTTTAACGACTTTCATAAACTTACGAAGACTACGAATTGTCAATGGCTTAATTACACGAACTTTGCCATCAGCAAATAGAATTTCTCTACCGGCCAAAATATCTTTGTTTATATTACCCAATTTAATCACCTGTTCCTTTTGTTAAGAAGAAAGCCGAAGCTCCCTAGCAATAAGTTTACCACAAATTACTAGGGAGCTTCAAGCTTTTACAAACTATATTTAATTTTTATTAAATATTACGTTTCGTCAACGATTTTGCCGTACTCATAACCACTGTCTGCAATGGTTGGGAGAATACGGAAGCCTACCGTAAACATTGTTGCCTCGGCACGCTTCATTGAAATCATTGATGATTCCATTGAAACAGCACGCTTAGCATAGAATTTACGAGTCTTGATTGCTGATGCGCTTGAGCCTGGGGCTGCGCCGGTTACTACAACTCCCTTCTCATTTGGGTATACCGATTGGGTACCAAAGTTGAAAGTTTGTGTAGAAGCACCGTCTTGCGTTGAAACGATGTCGCTATCGTCATAGTTCCAAGCCGTTGTAAGGTTTGTCAAAGTTCCTTCTGCAAGGGTCGTCTTCAACATAACCTTTACTTTTGATTGAATCAACTTAGCGGCATCGCCAAATTGATCAACTTCAATATCAACTATTTCCGGTTCCCACGAAATTTCCACACCGTTTGATGTTGCTCCAACATCTGTAAAACCGTTCATTGCTGCAATCGTTGTTGCGTTTGCGTTAGTGCCAAGCTTAATTGTAGCTTCACCAACAACAATATTTGCTACTGTTACTGCCATTTTAAATCCTCCTGATTTAATCTAACCGAAAAATTTTTCGGCCTTTTTTATCTCGCCATTTGGCGATTTTTTGCGAATCCTCAATACCGACTTCGCTTTCGCGTTTGCCGATACCTAAACCCTTCATCCATTCAAAACTATAAACCTTGCCAGAGACCTTTACCTCATAACCAGATTCTTTTCCAATGTATGTAATTGTAGTGTATCTCATATTTCATTATAACACAATTTTTTTATGCGTTTTACCGCAATACCCATTATACCACACTAATTATCAACATTTTTAATTTTAAAATCAAGATTCATTCTATACCAGCCTTCTTTTTCAATAGGGGCAGCCAAGCTTGACCCGATCATATAAGAACTTAAATTTCTGACTTCCGTATTGACAATTCCATCGGTTTGAGCAACTAAATCACCAATTGAAAGTATAGAAATAAATCTTTCTGACAAAGCAAAAAGCCTTGCCGCATCTGTATCAAAAATAGAATATCTTATATAGTCGCACCTCACCCAGTATTGCTCTACATCGGGAACCCTGGGCTGGTATAAATATGTAACAAAGGGGGCTGACTCGTTACCAGTCGCTACTACAGGAAAAAAATTCATTGTTTTCCCGGCAATTGATATAACTGTAGCATCATTCTTTACTCGCGTATTGACATCATAAACACTAATCCCCATTATCTTACACTCCTTAAATTCCTGAAAGATTCATTGAACGCATCTATGAACACCTCTTTTGCTTCTTCAACAACATCATCTTGATACCAAATATTGTCTGCGGTTATTGTAAATTCATTACCATCAGATGATATATTTACTACACCGTATTGGGGATTAATTTCTTCCAAATTGAGTGCAGTCGCCACAGCAGCCTCTGCCGCCGCTGTCTGTATGTCTAGGGGAATGGTATTTAAACTATCTATATACTTTTGTATATTATGGGATACTATGAACTTTATCATTGCGGCTCTATTACCCTTTTAAGCATAATCAAGTTATGATGTTTTTTCCCAGAAAAAGAAAATTTAGGTTGTATACCTATAATTTCATAAATATCTGAACTAATTGCATTACCGTATCTGTCTTTAACAGATCCAATTCGGTTAGAAAATGTTATATATGAATCATATTTATTTGGGACAATCGCCTCGTAATATGCTATATTTTCGTTGTACGGAGCAACTCTTTTTTCTCCGCCTGTTGATGACAATGTAGGGGTTTGGAATTGAAAATATATTACTCCAGCATTTGTAAATGTTGGATACTTCTGCCCAGCTGCATTTGTTGTAATTGTCTTTGTATAAACAATTCCGTTATGAGTAAAACGAAAATATGTTCCATGGGTCATAATTACACCACATAGTCCATAATAAATAATGTGTAATCCATCAACAGAATATCTGCATCAATATTCCCGGTTGATTCATAAAACGAATCTTTTGTTTGATACTTTATTACATCCATATCTACGCTAGTCATACCATGCCTTCTAAATTCCGAATCGTCGTTCATCATGTCAAAAAGTAATAAATCAGATGCTTGTTCAACATTGTTAGGAACAAATTGCCAGCCAAAATCGCCAACAACTTTGTAATCATCGTCTGAATTAAATTTATTAGTTACAACAATTTTTTGTACACTATCCAAATAGGAGTTTTTAAATTGGATCCAGTTTGATGACTGAAAATTAAAAGGCTCTCGGCATTTTTCTATGTTATTTACTGAAGAGTCGTTTGAATCATGCAACAGCGTTTCATCTTCATCATCAACATTCATGGTTACTGTTTTCAAATTTACTATTGGTAAGGGGAGAGGCAGTGTGCTTTTGTTATTTCCATTTAATATAAAATATTTATTTAAATAAAAATCAAAAGATTGCCCACAAAATGTATTAATTATATTCCTAACTTTTTTTTCATAAGAATCAAATTTATCATAAAAATTGGCTTCAAGTTCAGGATGTTCTTCAAAAAATATATCAATATCGCAATAAGGAGTATAAACATTTATGTATTGAGATTGAGTATATGATGTGCCACTTATTGTGTAAGTAAAATCAACTCTGTGCCTCCCGGCAGAATTTAAAACATAAACACCGGATGCTTGCTGACCATAGGTAATTGTGTATACGCCTGCGCTTGTTCTTGTAGCGTTTGTTGGGCCACTTACTTGTGAGCCAAATTCGTGATATAAACTTGTGGATACAATATTGGATGCAGGATCGCTTGGTAGGGTAAGGGTCAATGTCTTACTTGTATTGATTTTTACATCATCCATAATAACCAATTATAACAGAAAATGCGTTTTAGACCTTAAAAGGTTTGCATGGCTACTGATACTTCTAAATCAGCAACATCTGTATCAAGATTTGAACTGGCGATTGCATCTGTTATGTTAAATGAAATAACAGTGTTACTTGCATCTTTATAAAATAAAATTCCATCAGCATAATTGATTGCCAATTCTCCATGTTCCAGTGAATTAGCAACCGGGGCAGCATTAGCATTTCCTGATCTTTTAAGTTTTACAATGTTAGCCATCGGCTCTCCTAGTTAAAAAGTACCGCCATCTACAGTAACATTATCAAGATTTGTACCGCTCAATACTGTTGTCCCGTTAATCTTAAATACCTTTTCAGATGCAAGATTGATATGTTCAGATGATGTCCAAGAATCAGTTGAATCAACCCAATTCCAAGTCTTATTAGAAGCACCAAGAATTGTCAAACCAGCGCCATCTGCTGTTGTATCATCTGGACTTGCAACATTTGCCAAAACAACATTCTTATCTTCAACAACAAGAGTTGCTGTATTGAGAGTTGTTGTATTGCCCTGTACAGTTAAATCACCGGTTACAGTAAGGTTGTTGGAAATAGTAACATTGGCTGGCAAA